TATCATCTAAAGACAATTCTTTTAACTTTACTTTTTTACCATTTTTAAGTTTAACTTCTTTCATTTTACCTCTTTATTTATCTTTTTTACTTTTAGATTTAACTACTTCAACTCCACTAGAATTAACTTCTATACAACCATCCTTTAACCATTTTTCTATTAATTTAGTATCAGTAGTTTTTCTAAATTTAATATTTCCTTCTTTTTTAAAGAACCTCATTTATTCTCCTTATGCTGCGTTATCGCCACCTAAAAAGTGAACTGTATTCCCAGATGATGGAGCTAAAACTTTAGCTTCAAAGTTTACCATAGCTAAATCATCACTTGAAACTTCACATGATGTAAGTTTTGCCTTTCCAAACCACATTCCAAATTTTTGTGAAGAACTTGCAGCAAAAAATACACCTGTTGGTGTTTCGGTAGTTCCTGCTACAGCTACATCAGATAAGAAAAATGTTAAATAAGAAACAGAACCTGAGTCTCTAAACGCTTCAACCATGTTATCTGTTTCATCGTCATATTTAATACTTCCACCATAAGTAATAGAAAGTTCAGGCAAAGATTTTGCCCATGCTTCTGGCTCTCCATTAGCACCTGTAGCCCCTAAAAATTGAGTTGGAGATTCTATTGTCATATTGAAAGATTTAAATAATGGAGTTATATCATCTTGATCAGATGAACCATCATAATCTTTAACATCTATATTTCTTTCATCCATTAAACTTAAATAAATAAAGTTTGAACCTATTGCAGTCGCATCTGTAGAAGTTACTGCACCTTTTGCAGGAGCTGATTGCGTTTGGAATGTTGCAGTATAATTAAATCTACCACCTGCTGTATCCATATCTGCACTTATGTTAAAAGATGTGCAAGTACAACTTTTTAATGAATATGAATCTGCCGCAGTAGGAGCTTCAAAATAAACTGATAAAAGATAAGCGTAATCAGTTGCACTCCCTGGGTTTGTACCTGTTTTAAAACTTAATCCAGCATAATTATTTGCTAATGTTAAAACACTATCACTACCAGTACCACCATCAAATTCATCTCCTGTAACATTTTCTGTTAAAATAACCCACATTTCTTGGGTTAATCTTCCTGATAATGTAAATTCAGTCATTACTCGTTTCGTTGTTGAAAATACTTGATCAAACTCAGCTATTCTTCCACTTCCTGATCTCATTTCAAATTCTTGTGAAGGAGTAAATGTAGGAAGAGTAACTCCCTCAACATCAACTCTTTGCCAATTTGAATCATCGCTGTTAAAAGTCCCAGTAGTAGTTTCTGCTGCCAAATATACATTAAACTGCTTACCTGAATAGGTTGTTGCATTTACAGCCATTTTTTATCTCCTTTATTCTTCGCTAGATGTCCATTCATCTGTTGCTAATATTGTTAAAATTTCACTATGATTATAAATAGTCATACCACTAAAGACAGAAGGCGTTTCGCCATCCCATTTTAGGATTGCCTTAGTAGAGTCTACACTCTTCCGTAGGGAATTTACACTACTTTGTATAGCGTTACCCACTAAATTTTCTAGTTCTTCGTCTGTGTAACTTGCGAGGGTTATTATTACCCATTTTCTATTTTCAAATCCCATACTTTTCTCCTATTCTGGTACGCTAATTGATTGTGCTGATGCGTTCATATTTACACATAACCCTGAATTTCCATTAACTTTTTTATATGTTAAATTTTTTAATTGAAAATTTCCTACTGCTCTTATTTGAAATTTACCAGCATAAGTAGAGTTTGTTACAATAAATACAGTTTTTTCAATATATTCAGTTGTTGGTGATAGTGCTATTACTGACCCAGTATTATATGTGCCTAAAACTTCTAAATTTACTGTAGTTTTATAACTAAAATTAACTTTATATAAAGTGTTATTTTCTATGCCAGATTGAATTATATAAGTATATGCTGTACCAGTTCCTTCAGATTCTCTTGTAATTGTATAAACTCCATCAGAATACGCTTTTGTTGAAGTTGCACCAGAGTTATTACCAAGAGTCCAATCATCAATATTATGACTTAAAACATCATTTCCTATTATAGGTGTTACTTGGTCTACTATTGCACCATTAATATCAGCACTCGGCAATTTATCTAAATACCCATCTCCCATTTTCCAATAACCCACTAAATTATTAGCGTTATTATAATTACCTGCATCACAAGTTAAATCTATAGGTTTTCCAGAGTTATATATAGCAGTTACATTGGTGGCATCTAAAGTAGAATTATATATAGCTACACCATCTATATTTCCATCATAACTATTATTAGTAGAAGTTATTGCATACCCTCCTAATGATAATTCTTTTCCACCATTACCATTTGCTGAATCAATACTTGTGATTGTAGTACCATGAGCAACTCCATTAATATATGCTATAGCAGTTCCACCACTACCATCATTATCTTTCCAAGTCACTGCAACATGCGTCCATGTATCTGCACTATAACTGATATCATCTATTACAGCATCTGAATCTCCATCGCCCATAGTTATCTCTATTTTGCCATTATCAGCTAATGCGATATAAAATCTTGAATCTGTAAGACGTTCGTCTCTAGCACTAAATATATGTTGGTCTGTACTTCCTACATCTGCATCTGTTGCTTTAAACCATAAAGATACAGTTCCTGTTGGATAATCACCTATTCTAAAAAATCCTGCTAATTCTATATAATCATCAGTACCATCAAATACCAATGAATTTGAAAATAATGCTTTATCATATAATAGTGGTACATTAGTTCTAAAATCTAGGCTGTCGAAGCTTGACATAACTCCTGCATTACCATTTGATTTTTGTAATGATATATTTGTTATTGAACCTTGCCAATTTGGAGTACCACCAGATTGCCATTGTAAAGGTTGAGATTCTGTTGCTACAAAATAAAATACAATATCACCAGAAAGACTACTTGTTGTTTGAATTGTTGTATAACTACCACCTCCAAACCTCCATTTAGAATAACCACTTGTATTAGAATTTGTTTTGGTATATGATAGTTTGTAACTATTTCCAGATTCTAAATTAGATGATATAGATTGTGTAGCTGTACCTGTTATATTTTCTAATACAGAAGTATCAGATAAAGATATAGAAGTAAGACTGCTATCAACTTGGTCAGCTATTAATCCATTTGTAGACCTATCATCACCACTACCACTACCCATTCTATAATACGATACTAAATTACTACTAGACTTGTAACCACCTTGATTTTCTGTTAAAAGTATTGGTTGCCCATCGTTGTATATAGTTGATATTTCAGAGGATGATAAGGCAGAGTTAAACACAGAAACCTCTGACATTTGTCCTAAAAATTCAAATTGGTCATCTTTTCCTATCAAAAAGTCTTGATTAGCATCTGAAATTCGTGTTCCTGTTGGTGCAGATGTACTATCCATTGAAGTTGACATATTTGTAACTACTTCACCATTTAAATATGCAGTTATCCTATTTGAAGCAGAATCGGCATTATATACAACAACAGCATGATACCATTTATTAGGATTTATATCTCTCGCAGATTGTTGTGTGGTGTAATGGCTACCATCAAAAGATTTTGCAAAATAAAATCTACCTGTATTACCACTATGGTCTGAAATTCTAATAGCCCACCAGCCTGTTCCACCACTTTTTTTAGAAACAATGGTATGCGTAGCATTGATTGCGCTTGCATTAAACCATACAGAAACTGAACCTCCACCATCAAATATATCATCTAAAGATGAATCACTACCACAATTTATAAGGTCATCTGTACCATCAAAATCTAAAGACCAAAAGTTAAAAGGTAATTCCAATGCCCTTCTTGTTGCTCTAATCTCAGAAGGTAATGTTTGCACATAAACCACATCATCAGCTCTCAATACTTCACAAGTAAATAAAACTTCAATTCTAAAATAATCACCTTCTTGTGAAATTTGTATTCCTTCTGGTCTACCACCAAAAAATCCTAAAGTTTGTGTAGATTGTGTGCCTTGGTTGTTAAAAAATAACTGATAAAGCCTTTCAGACTCTTCGTAAACTTTTCTATAAAATCTTTCACTATCCTCTGCCTTTAAATAGTGATTTACAGATATTGTGTACTCTTTATGCCATGCCCCAACATATAGTGCATCTGTACCTTGAGCAGATGACCAAATTCTAAATGGAGATGGTGTTTTAGGGTTTAAAGTTGGCGACACATAAGGAGATATATTGTATTCATCACGAATAATCTCTTGAACCCTTTGCATAACTTCTTCCCAAAGTACACTACTATATTGATAATCTTTTTTAAGTAAAGTTGTCATAAATTAATTGTCGCTGTTGTTATACGATTAACGAGGCAAGAAAAATCAAAACTTGCCTTATGTAATCCATCAATTCCTTCTTCTATAGAATCTAATTCATCATAAATTATATCTTCAACCACACCATCGTACCAGCCTAAAGCACCTGTAACTGTATTATTATTAGCCATTACTTGATAAAGAACTTCCGATTGCTCATAAAAACTTCTATAAAAATTTTCTGTTGGAGACTCTGAAATCATATAAAGGGATATATTTGCGTTATATCGCTTTATCCACTCTGTATGTTTTAATACCTCAGAATCAGCAGAATCTCCCCATATACGCACACTCTGAGGCGATTTATCTTGCATTGTAGGTGCTATATAAACATGACCATAAGTAGATGAATCATTTATTAACGCTTCTATCTTTTTAAGGACATTAGTCCAAAAGACATCATCATACCCTGAGGCTGCGTTTAACTGCAACGCCATATCCACCTCTTGTTTGTGTCATAGAGTTTACTTCTGATACTGTAGAGTCCATAGAGTAACTATATACTTCTATTTCCCATTCGTCATCAGCTACAGCAACTGTCCCACCTGTACTTCCTGCAAATCGTACTTGCAAACCATAGGCTAAATCTTGAAAATCTCCATTAATCTTTTCAGTAGTTACTACTTCATTATTTTTTAAAGCATCCCCATCTTTTACAGATACAGAATATGTGGCAGTACCTATGATTCCACCTGTAATTATTTTTAACTCTATTAAGTCATATCCACTTAAACCTGTAGCTTTACCTCTTAACTCTACTGGTCTTAACTTACCTGTTACTGGGTAAACTACATCCCTTATAATACCTTTACTGGAATCCATAGTAACTTGATGTGTAAGAGTAATCTTACCTGTGTTAATACCATCAATAATATTATCTATTTCTTCCTCAAATATCTCTAATACACCACGCTCAAATATTGGATCAGAAGCATCGTGTGCTTTAATTAAAAGCGTGGCAGCTATAAGGGATGTGCAACGAATTATAATATAAGGATATAAACCTTCTCTATCTTTAGAAATCTCTTTATTTGTTCTATAGTCTATTCTTGACTCTAAGTATCTTGATGCGTTTCTTCTAGCGTTCTGTAGTAAAGTTTGAAAGTCTACACCTGCTTCCCATATAGAGGCGTTTAAAGTAGCAACTGATGTACTTGTTTTGTAGTATTGGATTTTATCATCTGCCTCAACATAAAGCCATTGTCCATCACTTGATGGAGTCCCTGAATGTTCTGCTCCTAAATCTTCACCATCTTTGTAAAGAACAGCAGAATAACCTGCATTGTGCATTTCATACAAGTTATCTGTACCGCTTTCTACCCACCCACCATATAATCTTGTTTTGCCATCTACAGCATTAATACCAGGATATACCTGATAAACATCTGAATCTGTGCAATATTCTATTGTGCTTGAAATTGCCATTATCTACCCTACCATTTCTTACAAGACCAATATCTAGCTGTAGTCTTGTCTTTTGCTGTTGAACATTTATGTCTAGCTCTAAATGACTTTCTTCTAGCAGGACTAGACTTTTTAATTCTCATATTTGGATCACCAAACATAACTTTTTTTACTTTACTACCTGATTTAACAAATACTTTGAATTTTTTACGACCATAACCAGGTTGTCCTTTTGTAATTCTACTTGGCTTATTTAAACGAACTGTTCTGCCCCTGTATTTAGCCAATTCACTTACCTCTTTTCATTCTTTTTTTCTTTTTAGGTCTTCCTCTTTTTTTACCGTATGTTCCTTTACCGTATGGCATAATTCCTCCTTAGAATGTTTCTATTTCTATTTCACCTGCCCATTTTTGAGAAGGCAAGTTAGCATAAACTGCTTGTAAACTATTTTGTTTTGTAGCTTCTGTAGCATCTTGTTTACCTGAAAAAGCTGAAGTATGCAATACATTATAAACAAACTGAGCATTAGGCGGACATCCTACCATATCAATAGCACCTGTTTCATAATTTATAGTTCCTCTAGCTTTGCCAAACAAATTACCATTACCATCATCATACACAAACAAGTCTTCTTTAAAACTACTTCCGTAAGTAACAGGATCGTAAGTTTCTGTAGGTGCTAATTTAGCTGCTACAGGTGCATCTAAACTACCAGAAGCAGGGATTCTACCATTAGCTGCTGCATCAATAAAAGTATCACTATCACCTGTGTCTGCAAGTAATATAGCAGATGTCGCAAGGTGAGAACCTGATGTAAATCTTATATCTCCTCCAACTATTGCGACATGAACTTTCTTTTCAAATAAATTACCTGCTGTGTAAAACTGAGTATCAAATGCTTCTTGTATCTTAGAGACTACTCCATTCTTACCACCAAAATTAACATTCGATGAATCTAATGTGAATGTCAAATCTTGAAACAAACTTCCACCATCTACTGTAATATCTAATTTATATGTTCCACCTGCTGTTAATCCTGAGTTAGTAGAAGATGTAATCCCTGTCAATCCTAATTCTTGATAACCTGCTTCATAGAATTGTACTGAAAAACTACCAGGTACTATGCCTTGCAAAGCAGTTGCTGCCCTGCCTGCTCCAAACATATTAAAGCATTTAAATCTTCCTTGAGAATCTGTTTGTGCTACTGAATATTTATCAAAATCATGATAAGCATTAAAAAATGCAAACCTTACAGCCACATCATCAGCATGAGTTGCAGCAGTTGAGCCATGCGTTCCTCTAATAATAGTCAAAGTACTATTAGCTAAATCTGCACCTGTACCTGTAGCAGTAACTTCACATATTTCATTTTCCAACCTAATTAAATCACCTACTCTAAAAAATTTACTATGACCATCTTCTAAATTTAATGTAGTATGTGTCGCATCTGAACCCATAGTAGCAGAGGTTGCATGATCCACATCAGCGGTAGAATCTGTATACATATTAGCATCTGGAACACCATCTGTTACAGCAGTCCCACCAAGAGGCTCTACTTGCTCATCACTTATTACACCTCTAATAGTAGGTAAATATAATTCTTCATTTGGCTTAAGTAAGTAGTTTACATGATAACTTTCAGAGCCTTGTGTTGCAGCAGCAGTCCAAAATCTATATCCTAAAATAATAAATGCAGGAACTTTACCTGTGTTTTTAATATTTAAAGCCTTAATATCACTAGATTGTACTGTAGTTTCACTTGTATCTTTTTGTATATCTAGTAATAAACTATTTGTATCAGCAGAATATCCAATACCTTTTTTAGTTTTTGAAACAGCTTTACTTCTATCTACTACACCACTTTGACTTTCAAAGGTTGCCGAAGTTCCTGTGGCGTATCCTAATGCTTTAGGCATAACTTATCTCCTTAATTTTATGTACTTCTTAAATGATATACTAATTGCATATTTACAGTCAAATCAGAATTTGTCCCATCTTGATGCACACAAGCTACTATCGCTTTCCCTGCATCTACATTTGCTGTGCTTACTGTTAAATCTTGGTTAAAAGCAGTTGCATATCCTGTTCCTGTTATTGTTGATGGCGACACACAATGCTCAACGCCACTACTCAAATCTCCACCAGTACCACCGTTACTTGTATTTATAGTATATGCCATTACCGAGAATTTTACTACATCTCCAGTCGAACTATCTCCTCCAAACCAAACATTACAAGAATCTATAGCTATATTAAATGGAATATACCAAATTGATTGTACAAAATCATCAGCTACATTTCCACCTGATACATCATAAGTTGTTGCAGGAGATGAACCTGTACCCAATTCTATTACAGTACTTCTAAATCTACCACCTCCACTTTGAGCATCTAAAGCACTCCAAGTATTTGCAGATGTAGGCTTTGCATTTACAGATGTATAATGAAATTGATGAACACCTGTATTTACATATTGCCCCAATGCTTTTACTGCTGTATTTGTAGAATCTACTTTTAATAATTCTGCTCCACCTACATTTCTTATATTTAACGTATCAGTAGTATTATCATTTTTTGGTCTAATAGTTAATTGATCATCAGATATAGATGTGCAAGTTTCTGTACCATCACCACTTTTTATAGTTAATGTGCTTGTAGAAATACCATTATTACTATTATCTATTTGTAATAAATCTTTATATGTATTTGCTATTGTTTTATTTGTTAAACTCATTATGTATTCCCATCTAAAATAAATACTGTTGTTCCAATAGTATCATTAGCATCATTAGTAGGATCAAAAGATATGCTTACAACATCTCCTGCTGAAAAACTTGCAGATTCACCAAAAGAAAATGTATAAGCTATATCATCAGTAGTCATATCTACGGTCACTTCATTTGATGCAGTAGAATTTGGTATTTCTGTATTATCACTTGATTTATGCAATCCCACTACAGTTGAACCACACGCTTCTTCACTTCTCATTATAACTTTGCTTAAATAGCCATTATGTGGCATCACTATGGCTTGATATTCATTTCTGCCTGATGAACCACTACTTTCAAATATATATCCATTTAAAGGTAAATAAATTTTAGTACCTGCTGAAGAACCATAATTAAAACCACTACTAACAATATAAGAAAATTCAGAACTAACAGTTCCACCTGCATTATCATCTACATACTTTTTATTAGCCACTTCATAAGCATCTGTAGGTGTTTTAGGATAAATAACTTTACTTTCAGATACATTTAAAGGCAAAACTTTATCTTCTGCCTTTAATGGTTTTTCATTACTATCAAGTGAATTTTCTAATACAATATTAGTCATTATTTAAAATTTTCTATTATTGGTTTTATTTTTTTCCATAATTCATCATCTTTTTTTGATTTAGTTGTTTTAACTATTAAATCACCAACTGCAAGTAATACAGCGATACCACCTTTTTTAGCTATCCATTTACTTAGCAGGAGGTGTATCATCAAAAACCTCTACTACTATTTCATATATAGATTCAATTAATTCTGCTTCTTGTTTTTCATTTAAAAATGGAACATCAACCTTTTTATTTATCTTAGAAACAATCTCATCCTTATTATCTTTAACATAATTTTTTGCAACAGTTAAAGCATAATCTTTTATCCATTTAATAAATTTATTCATTTCATTTCCTTATTTATTTTAATCAACATATAAATCAATGTAGCTAATGCTGCTAAAGCACTCATAATTGGAGGTATATATTCTGTCCAATGCAATGCACTACCTGCTATTCCAATTCCTGCTGTTCTTAATGTATCTATCATTTATCCCTCAATTCAAAGTGTGGAAAATCATCAAACATATTATCTTTTACTTGCCAATCTTGATCCCAATCGCCACCCCATCTTAAATTGATACCCATACCTCTTGCAATACCTATAACAAAACCTGCAAAAAGAGTTTGACGCTCTCTATCAGACCAATCAACAGGATAAGGAGTAACATCAACTGCCCTACTTGGATTAGCATTATGACGACCATTTGGATACTTGACTTTTGTTTTGCCTTCTTCAAAAAGTTTATTTTGTCTTTCTTCTGATCTATGCCCTTCGAGAATTGAGCAATCCACATATTTAATAACTTCATTCATTACATCCTGTAATTTTTTATCGCAAGTTTCTAATCTTTTTTTGGAACTTTTACCAAACTTAGGCATTATTCTACATCCTCACTTGTCCAAGCTGATGTTGCTAAAGTTGTTTTGATTTGTGTATGATTATAAGTTGTCATACCATCAAATACAGATGGCGTATCACCATCCCATTTTAATATAGCTTTAGTTCCATCTATTGATTTTCTTAATGTAGAAGAACTTGTCTGTATAGCATTAGATATTAATTCTTCTAATTGATCTGTTGTATAATCAGCTAATGTTATTATTATCCATTTTCTATTACTAAACATTGTTCTCCTTACGGTGTATCTGTTACTATATCACCTGATGTCATATTTGTCATAATGCCATCATTATTGTTAGATGTTTGATCTTGTATTGTAGGAAATGTATCTCCATCACCCATTCTCCACCAACCTTGAAGATTAGCACTTGATGAATAATCACCTGAATTAGTTGATAAATTTAAATTTGCAGTTCCACTATTATATATTTGTGTTATTTCATTAGCAGTTAGTTCTTTGTTCCATATAGCTGTTTCATCTATATTTCCATCATAACTATTATTAGTGCCTGTTATTGCATACCCTCCTAATGACAGTTGTTTTCCACCATTACCATTTGCTGAATCAATGCTTGAGATTGTAGTACCATGAGCAACTCCATTAAGATAGGCTATAGCAGTCCCACCACTACCATCATTGTCTTTCCAAGTCACTGCAACATGTGTCCATGTATTTGCACTATAATCGATATCATTTATTACAGCATCTGAATCTCCATCGCCCATAGTTATCTCTATTTTGCCATTATCAACTAATGCAATATAACATTTTGAATCTGTACCACTTTGGTCTCTTGCACTAAATATATGTTGGTCACCACTTCCTACATCTGCATCTGTTGCTTTAAACCATAATGATATACTTCCTTCTGTGTAATCACCTATTCTAAAAAATCCATCTAAATCAATAAAATCATCACCACCATCAAATATGATTGATTTAGTATTGGTTACTTGTGCAAGTGCATCAACTAATCCCTGTGCTTGTGTTGTGCCTAATCCTAATCCTAACACATCAACCTTTGTATGCTATAACTTTACCACTTGCCAAAGAAAAAACTTCAAATCTTCCATATATACTAACACCTTTTGGAATTGTGAAATCTGCTGCATCATCCATAGTATTTGCTATATTAGTACAATCACTAACATCTACAACTGAATCTTCTATAGCTGTTATTGCTACATACGGTCCTGTATGTTGAGCAGTATCATCTATAAATATAGAACCTGCTTGTCCTAAGTTTAAATTAGATGCTTCTACTTGTGCATATTGCCTTAAAGCCATTATTTACTCCCTTTTTTAGAAGATTTTTTAACAATTTTTTCTACTACTTTTGGTTTGCGAGGATCATCAATTTCAATATCACCTCTTAATTTACTAATTTCTAAAACACCGTTACTGTGTTTTTTTGAATCATACGCCCAAACTTTTCCATTTGGTTTTTTAAAAAATTTAATTTCCATAATTTTATCCTTAATTTATGAATAATGTAGGGCAATGGGTATATCCACCACCCTACACATTCAATTACCTGATTAAGATACGTCTGATGTTAATGAAACAGCAAACAAGTCTTTAATCATAGTTTCACCCCAAAAGCCTGTTGCAACATATTCTGTCGCTCTTTTTGAAGCGTTACGTTGTGATTCTACTCTTATTAAGCCATCTACACCTATACCTACACCAAAAGCTCCTGCACTAAATGCACAGCCTTCTTCATCATCACCTGCTATTTCTGTGATTTGTGGTGAAGTATAAACATCAAATCCTGCTAAACGAGCAACAAATCCATTACCATACAATTCTTCACCTAAATTATTTGTTAGGTTAGATTGTGGTTTTGCAACATTACTACCTGTAACAGCGTCATCGTGTATCAATGCTTGTAAACCTTTAGCACCCCAAACTTGTTTAGTTCCAAGAGCAAGGTTTAATGGAGCAGGAGCGCCATTTGCATTTAACAATCTCAAACAGTCAAATATGTGCGACATAGCCAAAGCTGTACCTGCACCACAAGCATCACTTGACAATGAACCTGCTGCAAAAAGATTAGCAATATCGTCATCTAACCTCATTGCAACTGCATTACCAATAACTGATCCTGCTTGATCTTCTAAAGAACCTGCACCATAACCCATAGATGATAAATCAGTAATATCAACTTGGATAGCGTGTTCGCCAATAGTTGCTGTTCTTGCTGTTGTTGCTAATGCTTGAGCAGTTAAAGCAGCACCTTCTGTTACAGCAGGTGCATCTGCTAATGCTACTGCTGTCCAATCAGAAAACTCAACCGATCCTGATCCTTGCATTGCTTGTTTTGAAGTAATTAATGGTAAAAATACATTAGTTTTTTGAAATGCAATTACAGCATCACCTATAGTAACGCCTATTCCACCTGCTAATGTACTTGTTGTTGTTGCGCCATCACTTAAAGCCATAGTGTTCTCCTAAATGTTTTATCCTCTATCAACTGCTTGTTAGCCTTCAAGTAGGATTATTTTTTATTTAAAGTTCCTTTTCCAAATCCACTAAACAATCCCATAGATGAAGATGTATGATCTTTATTTTGGCTTCTTTTATGATATCTACTTTCTAATTCACTAACATAATCATCGTACTTTATTTTATCATTCTTATAATAGGTAGTGGGACTACCATCAGAATTAGTAACGTGTGTTAGTGTTTTATCAGGATCAATATCAACACCAAATGCTTTATGTCCACCATCATTTACCTTAGGTTTATCTTTTTTTACTATAATATTATTACTCATTACCACTATATGCTATTTTTATTCCACGACCTGCAATACTATTATTAGCTTTAGTATATCCCTTTGGATCATTAGCTGCCCATTCAGCGTGAGATTTATATCCACCCATCTCTTTATTGCCTAATCGACTTGGCTGCGATGTATTTGTATTTACTTTTGGAGTATTTACTTGCATATTGATATGCTGTTCCAAAGCATCTACAGACAATCCACCATATATACCACGCTGATCTTCAGGTAATTGTTTAATCAATCTATCCTTTTTTTCAGCCATTTGCGTATCTACAGTAGTTTTAAATTCTCGCAATGTAGTTAATTCAGCAGTTTGTTCGTCAATTAACTGCTTATAATTACCTTGTTCTTCTAATTGTTTTTTCCTTACAGCTTCTTCTTTAGCTTTATAGGAATTTATTATATTAGACATTTCCTCCATTTTAGCATTGTTTTTAGCAACATATTCACTAAATCGTGATTGAGGAATCATATTCTGTTTATCGTCCTGATTGACGGTTGGATTTTTTACGTTATCGCTAACGGATTCTTGTTTAACGTCTTGATTGACGGATTCGTTTGACATTTATTCTCCTATTGTCATTTAGTGTAATTTAATTAAAATTGGATTTTTTGCAAGTTATTTAATTTTAGGTTTGTCAAAGTTTGTTTTACCTTCATATTGTACAGGTGCAAGTTCACAATTACAATGCTCCCTACACACACTCCAACCTGATGCAGGTGTTCCAATAGCTGCCCAAAATTCCATAGTTTCAATCCTACCATCTCTTGGTATACAATCAGGACAGGCATTTGATCCATTAACTGTTATCCATTTAAATTCTTGTACTCCTGCTTGTTCATAAGTAGCCATAGCTGCAACATTTCCAATTACATTAACATTAGCTTTTACAGTATTAACAACTCCATTAGTAACTGATCCAAATATCCTACCACCATTATCTAAATCAGCAAGTAATAATGCTGTAATTGTATCATCTGTTGCACCTGATATTCTTAATTGCTTTATATATAATTCAATATCTATAGCTGATTTTTCTGTTTGTCCTATAATTAAAGCAGTAACAAAATCATTATAATCTTCAAAATTATCTAACGCCATTATCTCAACGCTTTCTTAATATGTAGCCTTGCTAATTTACTACCAATCTTTTCTTGTACTTTTCCAACTCCAAACCATTTTCT